ATCTTGCTATGTATTGAAAACGAGGATCACAGTCAGCACGATAGTCCATTGTATTTGGACCATAAGGTTCTGTGCCTGTAAACCCTGCCGCTGTCGGGTCTTGGTCTGCTGTTGCGTAAGTGTTGTCAGCAGTACCATATGGGCCCGTAACAGGTCCTGTTATATTAACTGTTAATAATTTAGTACCTTCCATTTGACCTGAACCAGTTGATGACATCTCTGGTGCTTCAATTGCAATTGATAAATTTGCTTGTACAAACTTTTCTATCATTGCTTCTAAGTCAATATCTTGTTCTTGGTGTTTAGATTGCATGACATCAATAACTTCTTTTGGTATTCTGATACCAGTAGATTCGTATTTGTATTTGTCACTTTTCATTGTAATGACTTCACCAGTAGCAGTTAATGGACTGTTACCGGGCATCCATGAACGTACATCGACAGGAGGTGCGGGTTGATTTTCTTTATTAGATGGTATTCCGTTTGCTTCAAATATACCGTAACCGGGCACAACATATAAATTAGATGTATCATAACCTGCTTTGGGTACAATACGTGCCGCTTCTTTTAAGTTAGCATCATTGATTCTAATGTTTTCATTGTATCGACCTAATACATCTTTAAGAGTTTTGCCTGTATCAAGTTCCCAATACGGATCTGGATCAGTGTCTCCGGGTTTTGTTCCTGCCGGCACTTCTTGTAATGCGATATAGTTTTTATCACCAAATGTCATTGTATACCCTGCAGGGTATGTTTTACTCTTATCCCAATCACCTAAGTAATTGTCTTTATCAGTTGGTTGACGTAAGATATCCTGAAACTCTTGGCTATCTACTAACTTCTCACATTTGATACGCCATAGATGAGGATACCATGTTTGTGAAAAACCCTCACTGCCATAGTTAGCATCCGTGATTTGATAAAATCTTTTTAATGCTACTGGAAATTCTGTAGCATCATCGTTTAATGGATTGTAATCTAGTAAGTGAGGTAGTTCAATAACATCACCTACCATTAACTTTCTGCCTATAATATCGATCATGTCATTATAATGAACATTGATAAAAATAGTGTCATTACTTAAGAATAAACCAAATTGACTAAGATCAAAGTCTAAGTTTTGTACGTTATAATGGCCCCGTAATCGATAAATATCCTTTTCATATTTTCGATCTCTGTTCTCTAAGAACAGCAAATCTTGTATGTTTGTCGGGTCCATTTGACTGTATTGAGGTTGTGTAAAGTCATTAGATGGTCCTTGGTCTAAGGGTCCTGCATACTTATGAACATAGAGATCAGTACCACCAACGGTCATTTGTTCAGAAATACTTCTGTCTAAAAAACGATAGTCGTTTTGCTTCTGTTCTCGGTATAAACTTAATCTTGGCATATATATATTTATCTCAATACAATGAGACGAAGAATTTGGGTAAATAAAAGGTTGAATCAAAAAATTATTTAATGTATAATGCGAACACTAAGTATGAACATTAAAATTTAAAAGGGATCAAATGGCTAGACGGAAGCAAAAAACAGTTTATCTGACACCTGAACCAAACTGGGAAAAATATAAGGATCTTGTAACCGAAGAAGAACGCATTAAAGCATTCCAAGATTGTCAATATTTTATTCGTACTGAAATTGGTGACAAAAAACGATTGCTACAGTGCAAAACTTGGTTGAAAAAAGATTCGGGTTACACTAATGAAGAAGTAGAAATCATTCTCAGAAATCCAGACTGGAACTTTAATTCTACCGGAACAACAATATTTTTCTTAAGCAAAGTTGGGTATGCACCTCAAGGTCATTGGGATCATATTGGAAAACTCAAAGAAGAATGGCTCGAAAAAGGTGAAAAAATTGCTAAAGTCAAAGAAGAAAAAGCAAAAGACAAACCTAATCGTCCTTCTATACAAGAAGTCATGCTTGGTAAATTAATGGAAGCAGGTGGAGAGATCGATGGTATTATGGATCAACTGTTTGAAGATAAGATAAAGGTTGATGTTAAATTTAATACAGCAATCATGCGAGTATTAAACACATATAATCCTTTACCCAATCATATTCCTAAATTAGTTGAAAGTTATACAAAAGAACAAAAAGAATTCAAAGAAGTTATTGAAGGTAAAGATGAACAGTTAGTTGAAGCATACAACCATTTAACTAAAAGAAAACTTAAAAGTATCATAAATGCATATGATACTATGATCGGCGTATTAAATTCATATCAGGCTCTTAAGATTAAGAACAGGGCTAAACGTAAAACTAAGACAATTACTCCTGAGAAAGCAACACAGAAGTTGAAGTATCAAAAGAGTTTTGAATGTGAAACAACTAAACTAAAACTAGAAAGTATCAGACCAGCAGAATTGCATATGTCTAAAGAAGCATGGTGCTATGATACTGCTAAAAGAAAACTTCATCACTATGTCGCAGAAGATATGGCAGGAGAAATGTTCGTCAAGGGTAATACATTGTATGGATTTGACAAGTCTAAAAGTGCAATTAAAACATTACGTAAACCCAAAGAACAAATTAAAGAGATTATGGGCAGTAAGCCCGCGGCACGCAAATTCTTTGATGATATCAAAGCAGTAGGTGTTCAACCCAAAGGTCGATTCAACGATCAAATGATTATTTTAAAGGCATTTTAATACATGGCAAATTATATGTTGATTGCGGGGTGTAGTCACGCCGCTGGTTCAGAAATTGATGGTACATTATCTAGTCCAGACAATCGTAAAGCAAGTTTCGGTAATCAATTAGCAAAAATGATGGATCATACTCCTATCAATATTGCAAGAAATGGTTCATCTAATGGTGCAATACATCGTAGTGTACTAAATTGGTTTACACTTAACCAAGAACTACTGTCAAATAAAGCAAACAATCTTTTTGTTTTGGTCAACTGGGCAGAAAGTTGTAGAATAGAAGCACCCGTGCCACATGATGTAGGCATTGACCAAGATACTTGCGCCGATTGGGCTGACCCTTCGTTTTTAAGTTCAGTGCAAGTAAATGTAATGACAGATCCACATCATGTTGCGCCACAAGAAAAAGAACAATTCTTAACAGCACAAAGATTCTTAGTTTACTCTGAAATTTATACTGAATGTTTAACTGCAAAAGATGCCTTATCATTGCAATACTTTTTTAAAGCAGAAAATGTTAGATATTTAATGACTAATTCTGGAATTGCTTTCAACAATAGAAACATGAAATGGTTAAAACCTTATTTGTCAAAAATCGATGCTAAACGTTATTACATGTACAGAAATAATGAGTACGGTTTTTATGAAAAGTACAAACAAGCAGGCATGATAAACCCAAATGCTAAGTACGGACATCATGGAGCAGACGCACATCTATCCAGAGCCAGTGATTTGCTCAATTATATAAAACAGAAAAACATTTAGACAGATAAATACTAGAAATAGGAATTTATTAATATGTCATCAGAACAACTAGCAGTACCAAACGGCGAAAACCTAGAACAACTCAAAGAAAATTTGTTTGATCAGGTCCGTTTTAGACTGGGCGACGGCATTATAGATTTAGAATTAGATCCAGAACATTACGAAGCCGCATATAATTATGCAGTTAAAGTATATAGACAACGTGCAGAAAATTCTGTACAAGAGTCTTACACATTGTTAACTGTCGATAAGAACCAAGATACATATACACTTCCCAGTGAATTCATTAATGTCAGACAATGTTATAGAAGAACAATCGGACTTGAGACAGGTCCTGGAGCATCATCATTTGATCCATTCTCATCTGCTATCTTAAACACTTACTTGTTAAACTATAACTATGCAGGTGGTCTAGCAACATATGACTTCTATGCAGGGTATGTAGAACTAGCCGCTAGAATGTTTGGTGGGTTTGTTATTTACACATGGGATCCTGTAACTAAAACAATTAGATTTGTCCGAGACTTTAAAGCATCAGGTGAACAAATTCTTATTTGGGCTGATATTACTCGCCCAGAAACAAGTTTACTACAAGACCCGGGCATTGCACCTTGGTTAGAAAACTATGTTTTAGCAACCTGCATGATTACTATGGGTCAAGCACGTGAAAAATTCTCAACGATTGCGGGACCTGCAGGTGGAACTGCTCTTAACGGTGCGGCAATGAAAGCAGAAGGTCTTGCGGCACAAGAACAATGTCATAAAGATTTACGTGACTACGTAGATTACTCTCAACCTCTTACTTGGATCCAGGGCTAACCTATACCGAATGACGATTCAAAGTTGTCAATTTACAGATTCAATTTGGTGTCTTAATGTAGAATGCGGTCATGATCGTAATATACCCTTCAACGGTCATATCGATTCTAATCAACCGTATAACACGCAAAATATTGAATATTTAATTATTGGTTTTATGTTATATGAACCACAAGT